TTATTGACAGAGATAATTTAAAAGCTTATTAAGTAAATATTTATAAACAATGAAATCGCAAGTATTAAAATCTTTAATTAAAGAGGCCGTTAAAGAGGCCATACAAGAAGAATTAAGAGAAATTTTATTAGAAGCTGTTAAGGCTCCTAAACAAACTATAGTTGAAACCCCTTCTAAGGTTATTAAATCTGTTCCTGTAACTGAAGACCGTAGAGCTAAATATGCTGATATTTTAGGTGAAACCGCAGCTTCATTTACTTCAGCAGATGTTAAACCTAGATTTAATCCCCAAGGTACAATGCCTGGTGGGGATTTACCATTTACTTCAGCAGATGTTAAACCTAGATTTAATCCCCAAGGTACAATGCCTGGTGGGGATTTACCTCCTGGAGAATTAGGAATGGACCAAATAATGGGATTAATAAATAAAAAATAATGGCTATAAAAGTTGGAAATATACCAGCGTTTGATCAATACCCCACTGTGGGTATTGGGCTGTCTGTACCTTTCCAATCTCCTGCTACTTCAGGTTCCGATGCTGTTTTTAATATTAATTATACCACTGCAGAACAAATAAAGTATAATCTTATTAATTATTTTTTAACAGCTAAAGGAGAAAGAATTTTTAATCCTTCTTTTGGCAGTAATGTTCAAGCTTTTCTTTTTGAGCAAAATGATCCTTCTTCACTTGAAATTCTTAAAAAAAGTATAGAGGAAGATATTAGTTTAATATTCCCTACGATTAAATTAAAAGAAGTAAAAACCATAGCTGATGAAGATTACTACTCAGTTACAATTCAAATATTTTACTCAGTTTTTTCTAGTTTAAATGAATTTGTAGAATTTAATATGCCCCTATAATGTCCTTATCTTTAAATACAAGTAAAAAAGTTAATAGAAATGTTGAGTATATCAACAGAAATTTCACTGAGATGAGGTCGAACCTTATTAACTTTTCCCAAACATATTTTCCTAACACTTTTACAGATTTTAGTGCTGCTTCTCCGGGTATGTTGTTTATTGAAATGGCTTCTTACGTAGGGGATGTTATGGCTTTTTATACTGACAACCAAATCCAGGAAAATTTTATTCAATATGCCAAGCAAAGTAATAATCTATATGATTTAGCTTATATGTTTGGATATAAACCATCTGTTTCTTCAGCTGCTACTACAGAATTAGAAATTTTTCAAACAGTTCCTGCTATTTTAGTAGGTAGTGAATATGTTCCTGATTTTAATTATTCTTTAATAATACAAGAAAATTCTACTGTTACAGGTACTGCGGGTGTATCATTTTTAACACAAAATCGTATTGATTTTAGTCAGTCTAGTTCTTTAGATCCTACAACAGTATCCGTTTATGAAATATCAGGGGGAAATCCAACATCTTTCCTCCTTAAAAAGAAAGCAGAAGCAATATCTGCTACTATTAATACTACAACAATTTCAATTGGAGATCCTCAGCAATTTTTAACAACTAATATTATAGCTAGCCAACCTTTGGGAATATTAGATATAATTGATAGTGATGGGAACGAGTGGACTGAGGTAGATTATTTAGCTCAAGAAACAGTATTTGAAACAATACAGAATACTAATCCTTTTGGTCCTGATCCTAATACTACAAGTGAGTCGGGTAATGTGCCTTCACTTTTAAGGCTTAAAAAAGTTCCTAATCGATTTGTTTCTAGATTTATAAGTAGTAATAATTTAAATAGTGGATCTGCTACTTTACAATTACAATTTGGTGCAGGAACTACTAATGATTTTGCTGAGGAAATTGTACCAAACCCCAATAATGTAGGTATAGGTTTACCATTTAGTCAAAATAAGTTAACAACTGCTTATTCTCCTACTAATTTTATGTTTGATAAAACTTATGGTGTTGCTCCCTCTAATACTACTTTAACTATAAGGTATTTAACTGGAGGAGGTGTCGGAGCTAATATCCCAGCTAATACTTTAAGTTCCATAACAAACACAGGAAATGTTTTATTTAGCACTGATAATTTAGATGCTACTTTAGCACAAACTACATTTAATTCCTTAGCAGTAAATAACCCAAACCCAGCTACTGGGGGAGGTGATGGTGATTCTCCACAAGATTTAAGGCTTAATTCTTTGTCAAGCTATGCATCCCAACTTAGAGCAGTAACTCAAGAAGATTATTTAGTAAGATCTTATAGTTTACCTTCTCAATATGGATCCATAGCAAAAGTATATGCTGAGTCTCCTAAATTAGAAAATACCCTACCAGGAGAGTCTAATTCAGTCTTAGATTTATATATTTTAGCTTATAATGATAGCAGTCAATTTGTAAATGCTAGTAGTGCTTTAAAGCAAAATTTATCTACTTATCTATCCCAATATAGAATGATTAATGATTCTATCAAAATAAAAGATGCTTTTATTATTAATATAGGAGTTAATTTTGAAATTGTAGTATTACCTAATTATAACAGTAATGAAGTATTATCAAGTTGTATAAGAAGATTACAAGAATATTTTAATGTAGAGAATATGCAAATTAATAAGCCTATTCTTATAAATGAGTTGTATACTGTATTAAGTACTTGCGATAGTGTTAAGGGAGTTCAAAATATTAAAAGTATTGAAATTGTAAATAAAGTTGGTGAAAGTTTAGGTTATTCTAAGTATGCTTATGATGTAATAGGAGCTACTCAAAGTGGAGTAGTTTATCCATCACAAGATCCTTCTATTTTTGAAGTTAAATTTCCTAATACCGATATTAAAGGTAGAGTAGTACCATTATAAAAATAAATTATGGCAGTATATAAATTATTTCCCGAAAAAGATGCTTCTATATATTCTCAATTTCCCTTATTAAACACAGGGGTTGATGAAATATTAGATGTATCTACTTTTTTTACATCTGCAGACCCCCAAGTAAGTAGATTTCTAGTTAAATTTTCTCAATCTGAAATAGAGGATATATTAACTAATAAAATAGGAACAGCTTCATTTCAATCTAATCTAAAAACTTACATATCAGATATAACGGGTTTAAATTCTACTACTACTTTAGAAGTCTATCCTATATCAGGATCTTGGAATATGGGTACTGGGAGGTATCCTAATAGACCCCAAACCCAAAATGGGGTGTGTTGGACTTCTAGATTAAGTGCTAATGATGGAAATTGGCCTACTACTTTCCAAACTTATGCTACAGCTTCATACCAATCTAATAACCCAGGAGGGGGTACCTGGTATACGGGATCTGCACTAGGCTTAAATGTTACTCAATCTCAAGAATTAAGTTACTCTAGTGATAAAGATTTAAATGTAGATGTAACTAATACCGTTTTAACTTGGTATAGTGGGTCTAATTCTTTAGGAGGATTTTTAAATGATGGATTTATAGTTAAACAAAGTGAGAGTGATGAATTTGTAGCAAATAGGAATTATGTTACTACTATAAAATATTTTTCTATAGATACTCATACTATATACCCTCCTGAGTTGGCAATGAAATGGAGGGATTATGATTTTAATACCGGATCTTCGACTAATACTATCATAGATACTACTCAAATGGTAGCTTCTCTAGGTAACAACCCAGGGACTTTTAATAGGGGAAGTATTGAAAAGTTTAGAATAAATTGTAGACCTCAATTTCCACAAAGGGTATTCCAAACTGCTTCATTATACTCCATCAATCACTATCTACCTACATCTTCATATTATGCTATAAAGGATTTAGATACTAATGAATTTGTAATAGATTTTGATACTAATTATACTCAAGTAAGTGCTGATAGTGAAAGTAGTTACTTTACTTTATACATGAATGGTTTAGAACCAGAAAGATACTATCAGATTTTAATTAAAACCATTTTGGGAGGTGAAACACTTATATTAAATGATAACTATTATTTTAAAGTAATAAATGGATAACTCACTCAAACCATATAACTCAGGGAGTGAACTAAAATTATCTAAGAAGCTTTATAATAAACCTGCTTATTTAAATGTTATTAACACTCAGTTTACTGAGTTGGTCTCCCCAACTCCACCTATTGAAGAACCAGTTAGTGTTGATGAATTTTTTGTATTGTATAATGATTTATTTTATGAAATTCCAAAAGAAGGTGATATAAATTCACATGAGTTTTTAATAAAACAAAGCACAGAATATGTGGGGGCTCAAGGTATTTCGGATGAAATGCAAGCTCTTTTTGATGAAATTACTGTTTTAAGAGAAGAAAATCTTGAATTACAACAAAATATTATAGATTTAACAACTGATGATAACATTAACCCCACTAGCTAACCCCGAAGGAGCTACTCAACAAGAATATAATACTTCTCAAGAAGTACTTATTCCTGTAATAAACTCCTCTTCAGAATTTAATCCTGTAACGGATCAAGTTATTTTTTCTGTGGAAACTGTTACTGGGGATTTGTTGTCAAGTGGGAAAGTTTCTAATTTTAGTATTAGAAATTATGAAAACACATTAAATGAAGAAAGTATATCTTCTGTTGTTGTTTTTCCTGTTAAAGATATAGAAAAAGTTGGGTATAATGAAGGGGTTTATAATGTATATTATAACTTTTATAAAACAGCTATAAAATCGGATGAATATAATTATTTTATCCAAACAATTTCTCCTAGTAGAACAGAAATAAGACTATCAGTAAATAATGTATCTAATAAAGAGGTAGAAGGATTAGTCCAAAATTTTAGTTCTTCATTAGAAGTAGAAGGGTTATTTAAAGATTTTTATATTGAAATTAATAATTCCTATTATATAGCTAATAATATTCTTTTAGATACTTCTACTGAAGAATATAGCATTTTAATAAAATTATATCAACCTTTACCTAGTTCTATTGAAGTTGATACTCAACTTAAAGTAGTACTTGAATCAGCAGAAACTGTAGGGTTTAATTTAGTATTACCTCCTACCCCTATTATTATTGAAGAAGATATTCAACAAATAAAAGGTCCTAATTTTAGCTATCAATTATCAGACCAAACTAATAATTCTACAGTCCAACAAGATTATACTTCTTTAGAACAAAATACTCAATTAACTTCTTCATATAATGAACTTCAAAATATCCTTAATCAAAAGGGTATAACAGTTAATATAGATTATACTAACTTTGATAATTTTATTCATTTTAGTTCTGCTTATCAAAGAATTTTAAATTTTTACTACAAAGTAGGTCAAATAGAATCTTACCAAAATAGTATAAATACTCTAACAGGAGTATCCTCCCCAGGGGGAAATGTGTCTTCTTCTCTAGGAGTATATCAAAACCAAATTACAGATATAATTGAAAATTTTGATGGGTATGAAAATTACCTTTATTATACTTCAGGTGCTTTAGCATATCCTAAGTCTAATTCAACACAACCCTATAATCTTCAATCAACCGGAAGTGCTGAGGTAATAAGTTGGATGGGAAGTGCAAATGAATCTTCGGCATATTATGGAGGTAGGCTATACACCGCTTCACTTTATGATGAAGAAAATCAAGATAATTTATGTAATACTATTCCTACTTACTTAAGAGAAGATCCTGCTAACGAAGGATATGAATTGTTTTTAAATATGATAGGTCAACATTTTGATATATTATATTCTTATATAAACACTTTAACTGATAGATTTAATAATGATAATAGGTTAGATTATGGTATTTCTAAAGATTTAGTAGCAGATGCTTTAAGGGGAGCAGGCTTAAAATTATACCAAAATAATTTTTCATCAGATGATTTATATTCTGCTCTATTAGGCATTAATGCTTCAGGAAGTTTATTACCCCCCACAGGTTCAGAAGTAATTACTAACTATGTTACTGCTTCTAATGATGCCTATCCCTTAGAAAATATAAATAAATCTACTTATAAACGTTTATACCATAATTTACCTTATCTTTTAAATAAAAAAGGTACTGTAGCTGGTTTAAGAGCTCTTATTAATTGTTTTGGTATTCCTGACACAATTTTGAGAATATCTGAATTTGGGGGAAAGGATAAAGATAATACAAATGATTGGGATTATTTCCAAAATCAATTTAATTATGCTGCTTATGTTAGTGGTTCTTCTAATAACAATCATATAGAAATAAATTGGAATGTAAATTCAGATTGGAATAGTTATGATGATAATCCTGAGTCTATGTTTTTTAGATTTAAAGCAGGAGATATTTTACCATCAGAAGACAAATATAGTATAGTTTCTTTTAATGAAGGAGCTGGTAATTTTTATTTAACTCTAGACTATACTGGTTCGGGGTATAGTAGTGCATCATATTCAGGAGCAATCCCATCAGCTTCTAATGATTATGCTGCTTTATCTTTATGGGATGGTACAACTAAACTTACTAGTGTTGATGCACCTTTTTATGACGGAAATTGGTGGGGTGTTCATGTTGCCAGGGGAGAAGGAGTTTCAGGTGATAATGTTAATGTAGTTTTAAGAGCAGCTAATTCTATATATAATGGAAATGATGGTTTTAAAATAGGATTTACTACTAGCAGTATTGTAAATACCACATTTGCAGCATGGGTTAACCCCATCTTCGCAGCAATTAATTTTCCCTATAATAATAATAATAGTGTTACCTTAGGAGGAAATGCTTATTATGGATTAACAGGATCATTTCAAGAAATAAGATTTTACAATGTAACTCAAAGTGAAAATATATTTCATGATTATGTAATGAACCCCTATTCTATTGAAGGTACTCATCCATCATCATCTGCTGATAATCTTATTTTTAGGGCTCCTTTAGGTAGTGAATTAAGTACTAGTACAGGTACTTTAACTTCAATTCATCCCAAGATAACAGGTTCATATGTAACTAATTCTTTTAATAGTACTAGTAATTATACTGTTAATTCTGATGTGATATTTTATCCTCAAACTGAAGTTATATATTATGACCAGCCTGCTGTAGGTATTAAAAATCGTATTTCTGAAAAGATTAGAAGTCAAGATTTAGTTTTACCTGCTACTGGGAGTACTTTATCTCCTTATAGAAGTATTCAACAAAACTACCCACAAAGTAGTAGTGCTTATACTAGAGATGTAAATTATGTTGAAGTTGCATTTTCACCACAAAATGAAATCAATGATGACATTAATGCTTCCCTAGGATACTTTAATATAGGGGATTATATCGGAGACCCCCGGTTATTGTCGCAGTCTGTCACCTCATATCCTGCATTGGATAAATTACGCGATACTTACTTTGAAAAGTATTCTAGTAATTATAATTGGACTGATTATATAAGACTTATTAAATATTTTGATAATTCTTTATTTAAAATGATTAAAGATTTTATCCCAGCTAGTACTTCATTAGCTTCAGGGGTAGTAATTAAACAACATTTACTTGAAAGAAATAGAGTTCCCCTTCCTGAGGTATCTTATTCAGAACCTTATTATACAGGATCTATAGAATCAGGGTTTATTAGTGGTAGTACTGGGGGTGGGTTTAATAATGTTAATACTTTAGCAAATAGTCCTGAGAGTGTTGATTTTCAATCTCAGTCATTATTTAATCCAATATCTCCTTTTGTAACTCAAAGTTGGTCATCTTCAGTAGATACACCTGTAGGACCCCAAATTATAGTTCATACTACTCAAGAAGAATTTTATGATGGTGAGTTTAGTGGTAGTGAATTTATAGCTACTACAGGAGAATTGAATGATGAAAACACGGCTAAAAAACCTTCTACTTTAGAAATAAATTATGATATTATTTTTTATAGTAGTAGTGTAACTCCATCTACTCCATTTCTGAATGCACGTTCTATACCAAAACAAGGAGAAATATATTTATGGTATGATACTGGTAGTTTCTTAGATACTGGGGAAGGAAGCTCTCCAGGCCCTCAACAATCAGCATTTACTTCAGGATAAAAATAAATAAAAATGGCAGCAGCACCACCAATCCAACCAGATTTTGGACAAACTTTAACAAAAGGGGTAAAATATCTTAAAATTAATAAAATTGATAAGGATGGGGAAGATTTTGGATCTCAATTAAATGCCGCAGATAATCTTATATTAAACTATCCTGATATAGGCCCCACTCAATATAATATTCTAACTACTCAAGAACAAGACGGGTGTTATTTAATGGGAGTTATTCCTGTTGAAAACACTTCTTCACTTAATAATGTTAAAAATTTAGATCTTAACTTATTTAAATCTCCTGTGTCTAAAACTTTAAATCAATTAGAAGTAGCAGTGTGGAATCCTGATAATGATGGGGGATTGTTTGTTGCAGGTGGAAATGGGGGTGGGTATTATGATGATGCTACTGATCTTTTAGATTTTAATTTAGCAAATACCCCTACATCTGTAACCTCTAGTATAACTGTAAGTAGTATAGTGGGATCACCTATTTATCTTTCAGTTTTAATACCTGAAGGAAGTGTAGATGCTTGGGTAGAAGGGATTCCTATTAATCTTTGGGAAAACTATGGAATACAACTTTTAAATGTAATTAATATAACTGGGGCAGGTACCCAAACTATTAGCGCCCAAAGTAGTTTAAATGATAATTTTGGGGGTCGATATTATTTTGGGGGAGTAAATTTTAGTTTATTTGGGGGGTCTTTTACTATTATTCAAGTAACAGAAGAAATTAATCAATCTACTATACAACCTCCTCAAGTCTCTAATCCTATATTAATTAATATTAATCCTGAAGTTGAAGAATTCGATTGGTCTAATTATAATGCTGTTTTTGGAAATGTTGATACACCCCAATATTCTCAAACTTTTATGCAGATAGATTACAATACAGGAGGTACAATTCCTACTAATTTTGGATTACTATATAGTGGATCTGCACCAAAAGCTTTTATCCAAGATTCAAATTATACTCAAATGGGTTGGTCTAATGGTAGGTATGATGGAAGCCAAAATAGTTCAACAGATTTTAATATTTATAATAAATAATGCCACAAGCACCATCTTCACAACCCCAAACTTTAATTAATACTTCAATTGAACAACAACAATTGAATAATTTTTTAGGCCCAGTAAATGGAGCTTTAGGAGGTTTACCAGTTGCTGAGAGAAACCAAAGTTATTTTGCAGTATTTATTGGAGCAGGAGGAACAGGGCCTGAAATTATAGATCAAACTGCTTATTTTATTACTTATTTGGTTGATGAAAATGGTAATGTAAGTAAGCCTTCTGAGGATTATGATTCTTTGATTAATTTAAATCAAAATTTTGAAATTGGGAAAAACGTAATTGTTAGAAATGATGCTGCAAGTGCTGTAAATGGTCAATTAGTAGGGAGAAAAAAAATTGCAGCAATTGGTAAACAAGAACCTATTTTATACTCACAAACAGGATCTAGTGAAGGGGCTAATATTAATTCTCTTAATTTTAATAGTGATATAAATACAAATGCTACCCCAAGGGCTTTATTTTGGTTAAATAAAGGAGCAGCTACTATTGGAGATGGGGCTAATTCATTTAGTACTTATAATACACCCTCTCAATCTCCAGAAGCTATAATAGCAACTGTAGATGCAACTGCAGGTACTTATACTACGACTGCTTTAGATGTTTCTCCTGCAGATCAACTTCAAAATGTAGTATTTTCAATAAGTACCGAATTAGAAAGCTGGAATGATGAGGCTGTCTCAGGGACAATTGAATTAACAAAAGATGGAAGTGTAATTGGAAATACCCTACCTTTTTCTTTAGAAGAAGCACCGGCTACAGGTGTCCCTTACATAGAATCATTTACCCATACTATACCAATTACTAGAGAAGAATTAATTAGTGGAACATTTAAGGCTCAAATAACTATGAATTTACCAAGTGGAGCTACAAGTCAATTACAAATTAATTATCTTAACTTTAAAATTACCTCCCAAACCCCAGAAACCACTGCTCCCGCTACTAATTTACCATTTTGGAGTAAGGACCCTAACTTTTTTAATAGCGATAATTTTTGGGTAACAGCTTCAGATGAAATTTCTTTAAATTATGGTAATACTCAAAATTCCCAAAATGTTCAAGCTGCACTAGAGCCAGGGTTTAATTTCTCCCCTGTAACTATACCTTTTATTGTCAACCCAGGTGATAGAATTAGGTTTGGTTATAATAAAGAAAATGATTATACAATTTATGAAGTAATAGAACCCTCAGATGATGCTGATGGAAGATTAAAATTACGGCTTAATTCAGTATTACCTTATAACCTAGTTTTAAATAGTTTTGTTTTACATAAAGTAGATGTTACCAATCCTGTTTATATAATTTTAGATGTTAAAAAAATAGGTGGAACAACTGGCTTTAATGGTATTATCTTACCAGAATATCCTACTGAAAAATTAAGAAAAAATTTAGATAGTATAATTCTTAATTTAAAAGAAAGAGGAATAATAACAGATAACGAAACTTAAAAATAATAATATTTATAACCACATATTTATAAACAATGGGATATTTAAATAATTCGGTAGTAACAGTAGATGCTATCTTAACAAACAAAGGTAGAGAGCTCTTAGCAAGAGGAGATGGTTCTTTTAGAATTACTCAATTTGCTCTTTCAGATGATGAAATTGATTATACTTTATATAATCCAACTCACCCTTCAGGAAGTGCTTTTTATGGTCAAGCTATAGAAAACATGCCCTTATTAGAGGCTTTTCCTGAAACTACTCAAAATTTAAGATATAAATTAGTAACTTTACCTAGAGGTACAGCTAAAATGCCTGTATTAGATTTAGGTTTTTCTCAAGTTACTTTAAAACAAGGTGCTTCATTAGCAATTACACCACAAACTTTAAATTACTTAGGTAATAACCAAGTATTTGAAGCTAATGGTTATACTGCTACTATAGCAGATGTTAGAGTATTAAATACCTTTAACGGTGTAGGAATTCAAACAGAAGGAGCTGTAGCATTAAACCAAACAGAAACGTTAGGTACTAATGTTTCTAGTACAGTTGTTGGCACAACTATTAACATGACAGCTACTACAGTGAATACTTTATTTGGATCAAATACTGAATTAAATACTACTTTACAAATTGTAGGAAGAGATAGTGGAGCTAGAATTACCATCCCAATAAAAATTACAAAAACTAACGCATAATGTCATTTACTAGACTTTCTCCTGACGACTTTTTAATTAGTGCTGATAGTGTTACTGCAGGTGCTTGGACTGGTAATGTCCCTACATTAACTAGCTTTAATACTTCTTCAGTTCAAGTAGCTTCAACAAGTGGAAATTATTATTTAAATATATATCAAACGGGTTCTACTCAAACAGCGGCAGAAATACAATTTAATATTGCTTTTGGTGATGCTGCGGGTTCTGGATCTTTATTATATGATGCTGGAATTGATGGTAAATCCTATACTTCTACTGTATATGGACAATGGCAAAATATTGTTTTAGGAGATGAAAATAATCAATTTATTTTTGGTGGGGTAACTCCTGTTACTCAAAGTTTTTATGCTCTTTCTATAGAAAGAAGTAAATACAAAGGTAGTATCTTTCCTGGAACTTTAGATTTATTAATTAGGAGTTCAAGTGCAGGGGGAAACTTTGATTTACGGTTAACTGATAATAGCAATGATGTTTCAACTACTGTATTTAATGAAGCAGGAAGAGTATTCCAAATAGTATCAGGATCAGCAGGAAAAGCTGTGGGGACAGGAGCAACCCCTTCAGATGCTGTTGCTAATGGCATGACAGCATCAGGTTCTTATGGATTATTCCTCCCAGATATTGGAACTATAATTTTAAATGCAACTGCTTTAAATTTAGAATCAAGTGGAGGAGGAGTAGGATTAAATACTTTATATAACTCTAATACAACAGATAATAATCCTGCTACATTATATAATGCTATATCAAGCTCAGGTAATTTTACTTTAAATAGTCAAGAAAATATAACTTCTGATTATGTCTTCGTAAGAGCAAAAAATAGCCAATTTAATTATTCTGAAAATCCTTCGTTTATTTCAGGTTCAACAGGGGCTGTACTTTATAATAATTTTATTAATGCACCTCAGACATTTATTACTACTATAGGAATGTATAATGATGAAAATGAATTACTAGCAGTAGCTAAATTAAGTAAACCTCTTATTAAAGATTTTACAAAAGAAGCACTCGTTAGAGTTAAGCTAGATTTCTAATGAATGAGCTATTTAAAAACACTTACAAACCAAGATGTAATTATAACTCCATTTGGGGTTAATAAAGGATTTTCTTTTATTGGTAGAAGTGTACAATCCTTATCCCCTTATGGGGGAACAGTTTATGGAACAGGGATATATGGGCAAGAAATTATATTGGGAGATACTTTAAATCAAGCTTATATAGATAGATTTTTAGCTGTTAATACCCCAGAGGAAGGATTTTTTAATACCATTACTGAACCAACTACAGGGTATTTTTCTACTCAGTATCAAAAATTAGTATATGATTCTATTAAACAGCTTTATTATTCAAATTTTACTACATCTGCTACAGGGGATTCACCTGCTACTGCAAGTTTAGTACCTGGGGTTGATGTTGAAGGGGATAGGTTAACGGGATTAAAAACTTCTCGTGGACGGTTTTATAATTTCCCCCAATCAAACCTAACCCCAGATCGGGGATTTTCAACAGATAAAAATGCCGCAATAGGAGTATTGTCAGTACCTTCTAAATTATATGGAAATTATATTCAACCTTCATCTTTTACTATAAGATTTGGGTCTGGTTCTGCAGGGGCTACTTATTATGATATAAAGGATGATGGTGAAGGTAATTTATTATTAGATAATGAACATTGTGGTAATATTATATATGAACAAGGAATTGCAATTTTAACGGGTAGAGTTGTTAGTGGTTATGGGGCTGATGTTTACGGGAATAATTTTTATGGAGGAGATACTGGGAGTTTTACTAATGATCCTTCTTGGATAAGAAATTTTGTGGATACTAGAAATATTAGTTGTTCTTTTTCTTCATCATTTGATATATACGAAACTCAATATAAATGTACTATAAGAGCTAATGAATATAATTATTCATTAAATCCTAGTTTATTAGAAAATTTTGGACAAAATGAAATTCTCATTTCAGGAAGTAACCAATATAAAGGATTTGTAACGGGTTCTGACTTTAGTCCTTATGTTTCTACTGTGGGGTTGTATAATGAAAATCAAGATTTAATAGCAATAGGAAAGCTATCTCAACCTCTTCCTACTTCGCAAACTACAGATACTACCATACTTATAAACATAGATAAATAATCTCATGGCAAAAAAATTAAAAAAAATATTCGCAGCAGGTACTGATGAAGTAGTACAAGCTTTTACTGTAAATTCATGGCACGTATCTCAATCTGTAGATGCTCTTACAGCTGCCCAAGATTATGATATTTCAATTAGTGGTAGTTTAAATGTAACTGGGTCAGTAAGTATTAAAGAGTTAAATACAGATGCTGCCCTTACTGATTTTGTAGTTATTGATACTTCTACAGGTACATTAAAAAAACGCACCTCAGGTGCATCAGGTTCTTCAGGTACTTCTGGTTCAAGTGGCACTTCAGGAAATGGAAGTTCAGGTACTTCGGGTTCAAGTGGTACTTCAGGTACTTCAGTTGTAGGTCCTGCAGGAAATTCAGGTTCATCAGGTACTAGTGGTTCTTCAGGCACATCTGCAACAGCTGTAACAGGTTTAGATACTCAAGTATTATATTTTGATGGTGATGATAATCCAGCAGGAGATTCTGAGTTAACTTGGGATGATGTTAATAAAACATTAAGAATTTCTTCTGCAGATGATGGAACCTCAGGAAAATCCAATTTAATATTAACTAACGATGTTGCTTCTCCTACACTTTCCACAGTTAATTTAGGGAATATTGTTGGAAAAATGCCTGATGACGCTACAGGTATAGAACATGCTAAAATTCAATTTGAACCAGATAATGCAAATTGGGTATATGCTAGTGGGGAATGGAAAATAGCCCCTTCAGCAATAACTTTTTGGACTAATACTACTAATGTTCCTAGCGAAAAGATGAAAATTGGGTATAATGGTCAAATTCAATTACTAAAATATGATAGTTCTGGAGATTTTGTGTCTTCAACACCTACTTATAATCTAGGAACAGATACTGCAGGGAATATAGTTCAAGTTTCTACTAACTATTCAGGTTCTAATTATTTAGATGTAGAAGTTGATCGGATTGATTATAACAGTAATACTGCTGACGATTTAACAGGAGCTGGATCGTATCAATTTATTATAGATGCTCTTATGACAGATATTCCTGGTGCTAACGAAATGGTAATTAATAATGGGGTTAAAGCAAGTACTAGTAGAATTAAAATTAATATAGGAAGTTTTACTCAAGAAATGAATGTTGTAACTCCTGTTTCAATGTCTCAAATTGTAATAGGAAATACTGCTACAGGGGCAGGATCAAGTTGGGCTACTTATAATATTAAAAGTGTTTCGTTATTAAATGATCCTATTGAAGGAGATTATTTAGACATGACTCTCGAGTATCAATCGACTCAAGGAGGTACTGATTTTACCGCAGGTACAGCTGTTAATGTATTTAGACTCAGACCTAAAAATAATGTTAGTACTTCTACTATATATCCTATTAAAAATTATTACACTACAATTCAATACGGAAACCTTTCAAGTACGGATGATGTTAGTTCAACCCTATTTGGATTTTGGTTAGATGAGACTTTTAGATCAGGTTTAAATTCAGGCGATGAATTAATTGTAGAAGCAAAATGGTTTCCTAATACGGGACAAACCGGAACCACTGGTCCTACTATTAGTTTTATTTCATTTAATACAAGTGATTCAGGAGCTACTCTTCGTAGACAATTTTTACCAAGAATTGTTACTCCAAGTACCCCCCAAGTATATTCAATATCTACTAATAACGGGAATTATGGCACAACCCAAATTTTTAAATTTCAATATTGGGAAAGATCAAGCAGTGAATATGGGTTAATTCCTTTAAATGCATATGATACTTCATTCCAACCTTCTACTCTTAGTTAATTTTAAATAATCTCATGGCTAAACAACTAAAAAAAATATTTATTCCTGCTACTGATGAGGTAGTTCAAAATTTTAAGATACAATCATGGCATGTATCTCAATCTGTAGATGCCTTTACAGCTGCCCAAGACTATGATATTTCAATTAGTGGAAGCCTTACAACATCTGGAAGTGTAATCTTCCAGGGATTAAGTACTACTACAGGTCAAACTGATGTTTTAGTTTTAGATGGAGATATTGTTAAAACACAATCAACCACTCTAGGTACCTCAGGTTCAAGTGGTACATCAGGTTCATCAGGTACTTCAGGTTCATCAGGATCTTCAGGTACATCAGGATCAAGCGGTACTTCAGGTAGTTCAGGTACATCAGGATCATCAGGTACAAGCGGATCATCAGGCACATCAGGTACCTCAGGATCATCAGGTACTTCAGGTTCTTCAGGTTCTTCAGGTTCATCTGGTACTTCAGGAATATCTATAGCAGGTTCTTCAGGAACATCAGGTTCATCTGGTGTTTCAGGTACTTCAGGTTCTTCAGGTTCATCAGGTACAAGTGGTTTAACTTGTTATCAATATTCTATAACCCCTAGTACTTCAGGTCAATCTACTATAACATATGATAGCTGTGACTGTGATGGTGGTACACAAAATTTAATTGTATTACCCCCTATTGATTGTGGAAATAGTGCGGGATATTCGGGTGGAGTTGGATACCCTATCCAACAACCTATTAATTTTGGAACTTCAACAGGTAATGTTGCTATAATAGGAGTTGCTTATTCTGTACCTGATAGATTTATAGTTGAATATAATGGAAGTATAGCTGCGGATAGTGGATATAGAGGAGCTTCTTCATATAATATTGGGGGAGGTAACAGATCATCATTTACTACGGCATTAGATGGTCTTATAGATCCCATTACTAACCTTGCTTACCCAAATACATCAATCCCAGGTACTGAGAGTGATGGGTATCCTACAGTAACTTCCCCAGGAACTACTACTATTACTTTTGATAAAAATCTTTCTACTGTGGAATATGGTGATTTTAAAGTATATGCTCCAATGAATAACACGGCGTGGGATGCTGAAATTGGATGTCCTAATGGAGAAGCTTCACCCGTAGGTACTTCTACTTATTCTGCTACAGTATTTGCTACGAGTGCCCCTACAGTAACTTCAGGAGAAGCTGCTACAATAACTTGTCAGGGAATTGCAGGAAGTATAGATAACTCAACTGCTGGAGGGAGTACTTCTACAGGTGGAAATGGAGATAATAATTATATTAGAGTAGTTCAACCTAATCTTGTTTATAGTATTGATGAAAGTGTCTCAGGATATACTATTGATACTACAATCTCATCAGGAAATCCTGGAGCAGATACTATTGGATTCGATGGTACAACTCCTACAGCACCAGGTCAACTTTTTATAAATACGGGAAGTGCAGGAGGAGCAGGGGATTATTATTATTTGTTTACTCAACAACTTGCTAATAGTGGATCAATTAGACTTGTTGGACAAAATGGAGCCGATCGCACATTTAGTGGTTTAAGTGTTTCTGAGGGGGTTGGATTTATTACAGTAGCTTATGATACAGTAACAGTTAATAATGCCACAGCTTATGTTAGAAGTGAAAATGCAACTACATTTGATGTTAATGCTGATTGGTATGAATATACAATTCCTAGAGGATATAATCGTATAGCAGTACAAAATCTTAGCGATGATACAACTACACCTTTTATTTTAAGAGCAGATAGTACCTTAGATGTAGGAGATAATGCTATTTTAGAAGTAGAATTAATAGCAGGAAGTTCAAGAACTTTTTATGGATATTTCTATAACGTAGGACATAACTCAAGTAGTTTTTATAATAATGAAGGGGTTCAAATGTTCTCAAATGCAGATACTACATCAGTATTCCAAGTAATGTATTGGGAATCCGGAAGTAGTGCTAATAATGGTTTAGTACCTTTAACAGCACAGCAAGTTAATCCTTAAAAATTAATAATGAATTGGTTATATAATGAAAAAGAAATCACGGACATATCACAATTTCCCCTCAATACATTTGGGTTTGTGTATAAAGTGATTACCCCCGAGGGTAAAAAATATATTGGAAAAAAGGTTTTATATCACAATAAAAAAACAAAACTCAAAAAATCCGAACTAGCAGAACAGAGCGGTCGGGGGAGAAGAGCATTGCATAAAATTGTGAGTAAAGAAAGTGATTGGAAAAAATATTATGGATCTAATAAACATCTAAAAAACCAAATCGCTGAAGGTGAAGTTACGCTGGAGAGTTTGCATAAACAAATTATCGAGATAGGCTTTAATAAAAAACACCTTACATACCTAGAAACTAAATACCTATTCCAGCTAGAGGTATTGGAAAAACCTGATGAGTATTATAATGATAATATTTTAGGTAAGTTCTTTACCAAAGACTTGGATATTTAAATTATTCAGCGTATATTCACGCTCATGGTAAATCACCTACTAGTAACTCTAGTTGATTCTGTTTTAGGAAAAGGAAAAACCACATCCAGAGGTAATTATGCTTATCACTGTCCTTTTTGTAAACATCAGAAACCCAAATTAGAGGTTAATTTTACGGAAAATAAAAAGGGTCATAACCCTTGGCATTGTTGGGTATGTAATACTCGAGGTAAAACTATACCTAATTTACTTAAAAAAGCAGAGGCATATGATAAAATAGCCGAAGCCAAGAAATTAATACCCCAGGGATCTTTTGTTGAAGAAACAATAGTAAAACATGATTTATCTCTCCCCCCAGAATTTACTAGATTTATAGACAAGCCTACCAGCCTAATGTCTCGCCATGCCTTAGCTTATCTAAAGAAAAGAGATGTTACAATGGAGGATATGATTAAATATAATATGGGATATTGTGAAGGTGGAGAATACCAAAACATGATTATTATCCCTTCATACGATGCTAATGGTACTTTAAATTACTTTACAGCTAGAAGTTTTGAAAAAGAACCTTTCCGTAAATATAAAAACCCATCAGTATCGCGTGATATAGTGCCATTTGAAATGTTTATAAACTGGAGTAGCCCGTTGGTATTGTGTGAAGGACCATTTGATGCCATAGCCATCAAAAGGAATGCTATCCCGCTGTTAGGAAAAAATATTCAATCTAGCTTGATGAAAAAAATAGTATCATCTAAGGTTGAAAAAATATATATTGCATTAGATAGTGATGCTATAAAATCTGCTTTAAAATTTTGTGAAATGTTTATGAATGAAGGGAAAGAGGTTCATTTAATTGAAATGGACGATAAAGACCCTGGGGAGTTGGGATTTAAACGTTTTA